AAGCTCGTCCAGTAGGCCGCGGATTACTTCGATGAAGATTTTATGAAGGATAACCTCATTGTTGACTTTATACTCAAAGGCGCAACGCAGGTTATGACTAATAAAATGACAAGCGACTTCTACGCCGCCCTTGCTACTAAGAACTCTGGCGGTAGTGCGGAACTTGTGTAGGGTATCACTTTTGCTAAGGGTTCTGCGCTTTCTTACGATGTTATTGTTGACGCTATCAGCGAACTCAATATTGAGGACGAAAGCAAAATCTTCATTGTCATTCCTAACAAGTGGAAGGCTGCTCTCCGCAAGGATAATGATTATGTTTCCGCTCGCCAAGGCGAGGTTGTGTATAACGGACAGGTTGGCACTATTGCCGGTATCCCTGTTGTTGCTACCAAGGCTCTGACTGATAAGGCTTATGTTATGACAAATGAAGCCATTACTCTCTTCCTCAAGAAGGATGTAGAGGTTGAGCAGGAGCGCGACGCCGATACCCGCAAGAACTCCATCTATCTGCGCGATTGCTATATTTGCGCTCTTACCGACGCTACCAAGGCGTGCAAGATTACCGAGGCGGCTTCCTAATTTATTCTAAAAATAAAGGGGGAGTTTTCTCCCCCTCCTAATAGGAGGCTACTAAATGATTGATGAAGTGAAAATTTTGCTTGGCGCGGGCGCGGAAAATTTCTCTGATGCGG